CGTCATTTTCGAAGGCGTACAGATCATGGAGCGAGAAGCCTTGACAGTCATGAACGAGCGCAAGTCATGAGCCAAGTCACTGAACTGCTGGTACGGATCAAGGAGCAGGGCGGTGAGCAGCTCACACGGCTTCAAGGCAGCCTGAAAAATCTTGCGCAACAAACTGCTGCAACAAATATTAACTTCAAGGAAGCCTCGGAAGAGCTGCGTAAAATACAACAAACCTCGACCAATAGCGTTAATAATCTCAAAGGGTATGCAAATGCTTGGCGTGAGATTGCAAATAGCGTTGATATCGCGAGTGCTGAATTTAAGCAGGCAAGTGCAGAGGCGGCAAAGCTTGACGCTCAATTAAAAAAAGTTCAACCCACTGGCGGCAGAGGGCGTCTTGCTGGTGCCGCTCAAATTGCAGGCACAATTGCCGGTGCTGGCGTTTTTGGTGGCATTGAAGGCGGTGCTGGCGCGGCGATTGGTGGAGTCATTGGCGGTGTTCCTGGTTCAATCGTTGGTGGTGCTATCGGCGCTCAGGTAGGCCAACTAAGGCAATCCTTGGGGGGGCTGGCTGATTACACAGCGGAAATCGAAAAACAACGAATCGCATTGCGTCTGGTTACTCAAGACATAAATTCATACACAGAAGGACTTCAGTTCATTGATCGCACAAGTCGTCAATTTGCAATTCCGCAAGAATTAATTACAAAACAATTCACGCAGCTTTCCGCATCTGTTATTGGTGCCGGTGGGAATATTAAAGATGCAGAGAAGGCATTCCTTGGCATTGCTGCTGGCATTCGTGGCACGGGTGGAAGCTTGCAAGATATGGAATCCGCCTTGCGTGCCACCTCACAGGTATTCAGCAAGGGCAAAGTTAGCGCTGAGGAATTAAGGCAGCAGATCGGTGAACGCCTGCCAGGCGCATTCAGTTTGTTTGCCAAAGCAATTGGATTGACGCCGCAAGAATTAGACAAGGCTCTTGAAGACGGTAAAGTTTCACTGCAAGATTTCCAAAAATTTGCAGAAGAATTATTCAAAAAATATGGCAAAAATGCGGAAATTATCGCCAAGGGACCTCAGTCTGCCGGGGACAGGCTTCAAGCAGCATTGTCTCGCTTAAGTGAGAGCGTTGGTCGTTTGCTAGCGCCAATCGGTGCTGCATTTCAAAGTATTTTTGCCGACATTGTTGAAGCAATCGACAGGGGAGCGCGTGCTCTTGCTCGATTCATGGGCATGAAATTCTATGATCCAACGAGAATAAATGAATTGAAGGGTGATATTTCAAGATTGAAAAAAGAAATTGGAGAGCTTGACAAGACTGATGCCCGTGGTCGCGCTGGAAGGGAACAATTAATTCGGATGAGGGTTTCAGAGCTTACCCGACTCGAAGGATTGAAGCCGAAAGGTGGAACCGCCACCCTCCCTCCCAGCAATCTGCCTGGTATAACTCCTTCCACAGGTAAAGCCGAAAAAGAATCAAATCGCGAAGCTGAAAAGCAAGCAAGATTACTTGAAAGACGAAATGAATTGACTCGTCGCGCATCAGAATTTCAGCGTGACTTGAACAACAAAATTTTTGAAACAAATGAAAGCATTCAAGCGTTAGGCGCAAACTCAATTCAAGTTTTCGAGCGTCAATATACGGACAAGGTGACTGACGCGGAAAAAGTAACAGGCGACCTACTTATTAAAATTTTTAATTTCGCAAAGGAGGTAAATGAAGCCGGTGGAAAACTTAATGTCAGAGACCTGGTCAAAACAGTTGTTGCGCTAGAAGATACAACAAAGACTCTTGCTCAAAATCAATACATTACAAACCTTGACGAACTATTTAAAGAGCTTGACGCTACCTTGTCTGGCGTTACTGAACGAATTTACGAAAATGCTCGTGCGATGCAGTACAACGCCGATGTCATGGGTGGCTTGAAAGATGGATTCACGGAATACGCCCTAGGGGTCGGTACGGTACGTGAAGCCTTTTCTAGTCTTTCCGAGTCTGGAATCAAAAAAGTTGAAGATTCAATTGTCGAATTGTTAACGACTGGTACAACCAATTTCAGGGAATTTGCGGCACAAATCTTAAAAGAAACAACGCGAATGATTATTCAACAATATATTCTGAAGGGAATCATGCAATCGCTTGGTTTCCTTAAAGGTGCAACGGGTGCCGGTGTTGCACCCTTGAGCGGCATCCCTTTATTTGGTGCGTCAGGTGTCAATTTTAATCCCTTGGCTTTTGGTTCCGGCTTTGCCAATGGCGGCATCATGACCGCTAATGGTCCAATGCTGCTGAAGCGTTATGCCACTGGTGGTATCGCAAATTCACCGCAGCTTGCCATGTTTGGTGAAGGCAGCCAGCCAGAAGCGTATGTGCCCCTCCCTGATGGCCGTACAATCCCCGTGACGATGAAGAATGGTGGCAGCACTAACGTTGTCGTGAACGTTGACGCAAAGGGCAGCAGCGTGCAGGGTGATCAAGGACAAAGCGCTGCTCTAGGTCGTGCTGTTGCTGGTGCTGTGCAGGCAGAATTGATTCGTCAGAAGCGTCCTGGAGGCTTGTTAGCGTAATGGCCACATTCACCTACGTTCCCAGCTTCAGCGCCACTGAGCAGAGCCAGCCGCGTGTCAGGCGTGTTCAATTTGGCGATGGCTACGAGCAACGTTTGCGTTACGGGTTGAACGTTGATGCAAAATCATGGCAACTATCTTTTACTAATCGTACAAATGCTGAGCGCGACAATATCTTGTCATTCCTTGAAGCGCGTGCAGGTGCTGAGAGTTTTGATTGGACACCCCCTCGTGGCACGGCGGGTAAATACATCTGCAGCGAATGGGCAATGGAAATGGTGAATTACAACAACAACACAATTACTGCGACCTTTGTGCAGGTGTTTGAGCCATGAGCGAGATGTTTCAGGAGCTGCTCAGCTCCAACCCTTACGCGATCATCGAGCTGTTCGAGCTGCATCTTGACGCAACGCTGCACGGCACGACTGAGATTGTTTACTTTCACCCTGGCGCGAATCAGAAGACGCCATCAGGGAACATTATCTGGAAAGGCAAGCCATATCAGGCACTACCGATCGAGGTGGAAGGCTTTGAATACAACGGCACTGGCCAGCTACCACGACCGAAGGTGCGGGTATCAAACTTGCTTGGCAATATCTCGGCGCTGCTGCTGAGCGTCAACGAGTTCACGATTGGCAACGACCTGACAGGCGCGAAGGTGATCAGGATCCGCACGCTGAGCAGGTTCCTTGACCCTGTTAATTTCACTGGCGGCGTGAATCCTTATGGCACACCGGCTGATGAGGAGATGCCACGTGAAATTTACTACATCGACCGTAAGTCAGTAGAGAACAGGGACGTTGTCGAGTTTGAGCTGGCGGCAGTGTTTGATCTTGCTGGTGTGCGTGCGCCGAAACGGCAGGTGATCGCAAACATTTGCCAATGGAAATATCGCAGCGCTGAATGTGGTTACACAGGCACGAACTACTTTGACGAGTATGACAATGCCCTAGGTGCCACACCTGCGCCTAATTTCAACTCAACCGCATTTGGCGCTCAGCTCAACGTCAATGAGACATTGAACGAAGGCGACGCGATTGTCTCGTCCAATGGTTGGTATCGGGCACTCATGCAGGCCGATGGCAACTTCGTGGTCTACAACAAGGCGAACGTGCCTGTCTGGCAAACTGGAACAAACCGTGGTGACGGCACTTGGCGGATCATAATGCAGGCCGATGGTAACCTTGTCATCTACAACGGCAGCACTGCATTCTGGGCCAGCAATACAGTCGGCACCGCATCACCAACGGGTTTGGCATTCCTTGGCTGGTATCCAACCGATGGTCAGACCGGCCGCTCTGGTGGCTTTGGTTGGGAGTGCGTCGGATCATCGCCTGCTAGTGCTGGGCTGACTAACACGCAGACGGAAACGTTCACGGTCAGCGGCCGCACGATCACAGTTCAGTTCACCTTTACATCGGCTGCGCTGCCTGTCGATCACTACACAGGCGAATCATTTGCATGGAACATCATCAGTAGCCAAACCCTCAGCAGCTCAACAGGTAGCTACTACCAGGGCGAGGTGATCAACCTGCCCAAGACCCTGAGCAGCAACAACCCGTTCAGAAACAATCACCCCACACTGGGCACCTTGACGGAGGCAGGCCCGCAGTATGAGATCACAGGCGTCAGCGGCAACAGCAACAACCGGCTGAGTATCACGACAACCGGTCAGCTCATCGTTTACACAGGCGCCAACACCCCGCTCTGGACATCCAGTTACGCCAGCGCTGTCGAGCCTCTGGTGCAGACCGGCACCGTTGACCCGTTGCGTGATGTATGCGGCAAGCGGATCAGTTCATGCAGGAAACGCTTTGGT